TACATCGCCGCCATTATTCGAGAATCTGAAGTCGGTAACTTCCTTAATCCTATTATCGGCAAGTAAAGCTTCCTTAATGCGTCGCTCAATCTCGGCATATACATAAGGGATAGGTTTACCGATTAAATCGTTAAGTTCGATACCGTAGTTCCAGTCGTAAATCAAATATTTATAGCGCTCTGTATTAATAATTTTGAAAATAGCTTGTTTCATAGCTTCGATATCGTCGCACATTCCGAGAAGCTTATAATCTTCCTCGTAGCGTACTCTGAACGTATTCGAAGTCTGATAGTTAACGACGGTATTAGCGTCGATTTGGTTATTAATTGAATTAGGAGTTAACATTATTTAGTAGTACACCCCGTATTTGGATTATAAACTCGATCCATAGCGATAAAACGTTGACCGCCAGTCTCACGGATTAGCCATACTTCATCGCCTACTTTTAAAGCGTTATGAATTAAGAATTTCTTACGGCCTTTGTATTCATGGTTATGGCTTTCAAATAAAGCATAGCCGCCACCGCCGGACCTATTTTCCGTGATATGATCGACGCTAATTTCTGCCGTCCAATCGCTCGTATTCTTCGTTAATTTAATACGCTCCTCCGGAATAATCATCTTAGAATCGAGAGCTATCTGTAGAGGAGCTTCCGAGATAACTTTTCCCGTAAGAATAGCGACCGGTACTGTAGCATCGACAGCATTAACAGCCATATTCTTGATAAGATTAGCTATCATATTATAGTCGTTTTGCATAGTTAGACACCCGTTCTAATAATCTTATTAGGAGCTTCGCCATTTCTAAAGGCATAATTAACGTCTGGATAGTGGATAACGTAGCCTTTATCCGAGCTATTACCGTAGCAGCCGCCCATACCATCACTTACTACGACATGGTTATTATCGCCGTAGAATAATAAGTCGCCGGCATTAGCATCGCCTGTATACGCATCACTAGAATAACCTCGACTATTAAGATGCGTTTCTAGTTCATCTGTATTAACGATACCTTTAACTTTGGCATCATATAAATCGGTATTATAATAACTACCGGCTAACGTAGCTCGATCGACACATCCTTCTGTACCATATGGAGAAGGAGTACCTTCGATAGAATTTAAGCCAGCTTGAACGGCGCTCGCATTAGCTGATCCTTTATTCACGCTTGTTATACCGCCTTTCCCAGATTTACCTTTCTTACTATTAGCAATTCTTCTAGCAATTTCTGCATCGCCTCTATCTATAGTAGTAATAACTGGTTCTTGTTTATCGAAATAGATAATATCAAGATCCATCGTATGCTTATTATTGCTAAAATTGTGAGTTACGGCTTGTACATATACTAACTCGTTAAGGATTTGATCGCCGATATCGAAGTTAAGCCATATACCAGAACCCGGACGAATAATAGTACGTCCTAAGCAGCCTTTTAAACGTAATGTATGCGTTTTTCTGGCTAAATTATCGAGCATAGTTTTAGCTTTCTCGATAGCATTAAGATCTTTCTCGTCGGGTTTATATACTTTTTGTAGTACGCCCCAACGTTTAGTCTCTTCTGAGGCATATGCTCCGCCTGTACGATACGCTTCTTTATGCTTATCGCTACCGGTTTTAGCTTCTCTAACGACTAAGATTTGAGTAAAGGTATTTCTGTCGATAGACGATATATATTCGTAATCCTCGACTTGACTAGCATCGATTAATATGTCGGTTACCATATCGTTAAGCTCTTTAACGGTTAATAAGCCGTTATCGTCATAAGCTACGTAGATAGGCTTGCGTTTTACATCGGTACTAATCTCGTCGAATGTATGATCGGCTTTCTCTGGGTTTAGAGTACGTTCCGCATGGCTATCTTTATCCATACGTACGTTATCTAAACCGCTATAACCGCCTCGATATTTATCGGGATTTAAGGTTTTAGTCTTTTTAGTATTTAAAGCTTTAACCGGTATTTTAGGCGAATTAATCGACGTTAATTTAAGCATCGTTAATAAGATATCTTGATACGATTTACCGTCGAATACACGAGATATCTTATACTCTGTCGGAGCTATCTCGCCGAGCTTAATACCGAGGTCTTTAGAAAGAGCTATAATTAATTCAGATGCCGAATTCTTACCGTCGAAGATATAATAGCCTTCCGACTTTAAATAGCGACATTGATCGTAACACGTTACTTGAATGATATTATTCTTAGAACGACTTTTTTCGAATATATATCCTACGAATATAGGTTCGCCGTTAACTTTAAAGTTAACTAAATCGCCTTCTTGGATATCGAGTAAAGGATCTTTTAATACATTAAACGTTAATTTAGCCGGAGCAAGATCGGGACTACGATCTAGGGTAATCCCGTCTTGAGGCTCTATTAATAGCATATCTTTTTGATTTTTAACGGTGAGTTCATAAGTGAGGTTGAGCGGCGCATTGGTTATTTCTACTGAATTAAATTCTTCCATATATCGTCGACCTTACCTTGCTTATACATATTAATAGCTTGACCGCCTTCTAAATAACACGGTACCGTGATCTTATTAAGGGCGGCTATTCTAAATAAATTATTAGTGTTTCCGAACTGTTCTTTTACGGCTCGTAATAACGTAGCCTTAGGACCGGCTTTAACTTCCTTCTCCGGTACTTTATCGGACGGACGATTATTATCGATATGAGCGGTTAACGTACCATCTTTCTCGTTATCGATAATCATCTTCTTAGTACCGTAATCACGCCATTCTTTTAAGCTAATCTCTAAACGAGCATCGAAGCCGTAATCGGTATCTTCTTTATGTACTAAATCCTCGACCGTAACACGTTGATTTAACATACTAATCATTTCGCCGTTAGGTTTCATTCTAACGACGATAAAATGAATAGGCTTACGATCTCGTTTCATCTTGAGGATTCTCGTCATATAATACTCGGCCTTCTCGTGCTTATGCAATATAGACTGATTAAAAGGATACTTATCGTTAGGAAGTAAAATCTCGAAGCTAAAGTTAGTTAATCCCATCGGCTTCGGTATAGTTACTTCGCCGACGTTTAATAGATCGAGCGTCTCGTTTTTATTGGCATAGTTAATCGTAAGAGCTTTAGGAGGGATAGGTAATTGTGTATCGTTAAGATAGAAATAATACATTATAGAGCCTCCCCGGTATTGCGTTCGAGTGCGCTAAGTAAACCGTTATGGAAGTCCGTTATGAACTCCCCAGAATTTACACTACTATCAATATTGTTATTATTAGTAATGTTCATATGGATAGTTCTATTAGACCATTGTTTAATAGCGTCGTTCATAACACCTTGATGAAGATTATTAATCTCGTCATTAGTTAAGTCGATAGCCTTAGCCATCTTCTCGGTATTCTTAGCGGTTTTACCGGAGTTTTTAGCCGTATCGCCGGCCGCCTTAGCTACTGCATCGACTTTACCGTCGTACGTAGCGTTATTATCTGGCTGTTTAGAATCCCATATACTACTAAATTTACCGACAGCACCGTCTCCGGCATCTTGCCATGCGCTAGCCGTCTCGAGAACATTCATCGGACCCATTTTATAATCGTCTAAAGGACCCGAGTCGACTTTTACTTGGAAATTAGCCGCTACAGCCGGACCTACGCCTTCTAACAAGCTTTTAAGGAACGGTACCTTACGCATTACATCGAGTATCGTATTAATAGCGCTTACGGTAAATTCTACGATATTATTCCATAGACTACCGAATAGATTTTTAATAGCCTTAGCCGGATTATCGAATACCGTTAATAGGAAATTAGCGAATATAATGAAGATATTCCATGCATACGCTACTCCGTTGTATAGGAACGCAAATAATCCGCCGAATACGCCGGCAATTACACCGACCGTAGTATAGGTACTACCAGTTACTTCATCGTAAGCCATTACTAATAAGTGAATAGCACCTATTACCGCTATAATAGCTATCGCTATAAGCCCGACAGGATTAGCCGCAATAGCAGCGTTTAAGCTCCATTGAGAAGCCGCTAACGCATAGTTAGCTATAGTATTAGCTACTTTAGCAGCCGTACTAATACCGAACGTAAGAGCCGAATAAGCAGCCGCTGCACCGATAGCATATAGAGCTACCGTTACGATACCGCTATGTTCTTGTAAAAAACTAAAGGCCTTTTGACCGAACGTAAGCATCTGTTTAAATGCATACGATATTTCGTTAGCTACATTCTTAACGATCGGGGCTATATACTGTATGTTATTCTCGATACTATCTATAAATTGCCTAAATTCTTCGCTATTCGATAGTTCGTTAATAACCTCGAATAACGGAGCAAATGCATATTGCGCTACCGACTGAATATCGGTTACCCAGTCCGACATAGTATGAGGTAGTTTCCTAAACTGTTCCTCGATCTCGGCTGCATTTTCCGTCATAGCTTTCTTAATAACTTCGGCCGTGATTTTACCGTCGGCGGCTAATTTCTTTAATTCGCCCCTCGATACGCCCATCGTCTTCGCAATAATATTCTCGATTATCGGAGCGTTTTCGGCGATACTTCTGAATTCGTCGCCCTGTAATTGCCCGGACGCTAAACCTTGCGTTAACTGGATCATGGCGTTCTTTTTAGCTTGACCTTTAGTACCGCCAATAGCCATTACCTTCTGAATAGTCTCGGCAAATTGAGTAGCTTCTCGAGGATCTGGGAAAGCATCGTGAGCCGATTGTGATAAATTAGCTACTGTTTCAGCCATATCGGCATAAGCAGTACGAGAACGTCTAGCCGACTCGTATATTTCACGGTTAAGCGCTATTACGTTATTTTGTGAACCCGCAATAAGACCGAGTCGAGCATTAATCGTAGCGTATTCTTCAGCCATATCTAATACACTACCTAATGCATCGCCTACTTTAGCTATAGCAGCAGCGGCTATATTAGCACCTAATGACCCTAAGAATATTGATTTAATGTTCATAAGGGAACCAGATGCTCTAGTAGCTTTATCTGCTACGCCGCCCATATGTTGACCGAAAGACGACATAGCCGTAGAGGATCGGCTAGCATTTTGCGATATATTTTGTAATACAGGAGAAACACCGTCGTTAAGTTTGATAGTGTTAGATAATATAGACATATTCTACTCCCGACTTGTGTTCTTTAAGTTTTTCTTGAATTTGTTTCCGCTCGTCAAATCGAGTCAATATAGAAGCAAATATAAAATTACGCTCCTGTTCGTCCATCGAATTAAGTTCGAACGGGGTTATATGATAATACTGGAGAGCCAGATGATAGAGATATGCCTCGGGGTTCTCCTTAATTAGTTTTTTAATTCGGATACCGTATTAGCTTTACCGGACATAACGTCTTCGAGTGCTTTAATAAGTACTTGAGTTTCGCCCGGATATAACATAGTGCCTAATAAGTCGTTTACGTTAGTTACGCCGTAGGAGTCTTGTAATTCTGCATCGTTAAGACGAGGAAATAATACGACGTGTTTTAATAGATCGGCATTAAGGTTTTCTTCGTTAGTTTCTTTAACTCGTTTACCGTTTACAAGTTTAGTAACCGTATTTTTCTTAGTAATTTCTTCTACTAATTTAGTACTAATAGGATGTAATACCCATTCTAAAGGTTTACCTTCTTTATCGGTAAAGCGTTCAGATACTACGACACGTACGTCGTCGACCTGTTTACGATTATTTTTAAAGAAAACCATTTAAAGAAAT